GAATATAATCAGATCTTTTCACCAGATTTAAACTTCTCGGCTAGCACATCAAGCTGGGGAGAGATTCTTTCTTCGACCAGTACATCCAGATTGGCCGGACGCCTGCCGCCATTATCTTGAATAATCTGGTCCATAGCCTTCTTGCGCAATATCGCCGCCTCGTTGAATGAACGAAGATTTGTAATCACGCGTCGCTTTCCCTCGTCAGATTGGGACAGGGTCGGGACGGTAGCTAAAAAGGTCTGAACATCGTAGTTAGTGAGCCTGGAGCCAAAGGTTTCCTTGGCGTCCTTAAGAAAGTCATTGCTGAGCTTCTTAAACTCTTGTGATTGAGGAGATAATAGAGCACTTGCGGCGCCGCTTACTCCCTCACCAATCCCTTTTCCTATTTTAGTTCCCACATACCCTAAGCCACCAGCTCCTAATGCGCCACCGGCTAATCCAAGATAGGCTCCTATAGCCCCGCCTACTGCCTCGGAAACCCCAGGTATATTATCAAGAATACTTACGGAAAGCGCGCTGTTGAGCTTGCCCTCTTTTATAAGCTGCTCCATGCGATCGAGCCGCTTATTATTATTCTGTGCCGCTTTGGCGCCCTTACTAATTTCATCGTATACAGGCTTAGTTTCCTTATCAACGATCTCGCGTTCTTTAGCGCTCAGCTTTTCCTTATGGAGCTGATTAGACTGCTGCATGGCCGCAAGTTTTAATTTATGCTCTGGCGAGATTCGCGATGCCCGAAGCGTCTCAGCGAAGCTCTTTGCGCGCTCAGCCCTCCTAGGGGACTCAATAGGAGATGGCATCTGCGGCGCCTGCGCTCCCTGGGCTGAAAGCTGTTGCCCAAACGCCTCAGGAGTAATCCCCTTGCCCGAGGCGATGAGATTCTGAAGGGCCGACAGCTGGGGATTTTGCTGAGGGGCCGCTTGCTGATAGAACTGTTCCATGCCGGGCTGCTGCTGTTGCTGAGGCTCTCCAGAGAGTGCGGCGAGTGCTTCATTAAGACCCTGGCCTTCTGCCGCGGCGAGATAGTTTTTAACCACGAGCTCTTGGAGTTTTTCAGGGAGACTAGCAATCTGCATTGCATTCTGCTCTGGGATACCCAAGGAAGCCAGTCCCTGAGCGGTCATTTGACGCTGCTGGCGACCAGCGAACTGGTTTAATTTATTCTGGGCTAACACATTAAGACCTGATGATAGCCCAGTACCGAGCAGTGACCCGAAATTTGGATTTTCATTTATTATTTGAGGCATCGTCGCTCCTTATAGCAATCCGAGGTACGATAATCCGGCTAAGCCGCCGAGCTGCCCTAATGCGGGAGCCGCTGACTGGAAGAGACCCGGCTGAGATGGTGAATAGGCAGACTCATGCTGGGGTTGCATACCAAGACTCAAAAGAAGCTGTAATAGCTGGGTATTCTGTCCCTGCTGGGCAAGCCCAAATTTTGACTGGAGAGCGCCGAGCCCTTCTTCGAGACCTGCGCCAGCGCGACCAAGGGCCGATTGGAAGGCGCTTGATCTCTGGCCACCACCCATCGCCGTAAATCGTTCCGCAAGGCCTGGAATGGTCTGCGTCTGAAACTGAGTGCGGGCCTGCTGGGCTATGGGACCAAAGTCGAACGACCCAGGAGCCTTCCCTCCCTGCAATAGGGAGAGCGCCTGCATAATAGATTGATTCTGCAGTCCTTGCTGCTCCTGCCCGAATCGAGGAAAGAGCATCGTCTTTGGGTCGTAGCCCGTGAGAAAGTTCCCACCACCGCCATAGGTCTTTGCTCCCGGAGCTTGATTCTCTGGCTGGCTCGAGGTTCCACGACCCCCTAAATATCCTGCTAATGCGCCACCACCCGCCGCGAGGGCCAATGGTATTAATGGAAATGGCATATGCTTCCTTTCCTAAAGTTTTCATTCCAGTCCCACATCATAATTACGTCACACCGGTTTTACAATAATTACTGCCTGATATACTCCAGGATCACATAACACACATCAAAGTTAGTCCTATTTGAGCCAGTTACTATGTTCACATTCACTGCATCAACGTAGAGCTCTATATTATTGGCCAGGACGGGCGAAGCATAGGGTATGGGTATATACGTATGCCCAACCGTATCTGATGCAGTAGCGTAGATCCTGGTGAAGGTGTAGTCATTATTGATCGGAATGCCATGCGGGACTGAAGTGATCCCAGCATTGGGTAGTCCACCGAAGTTGATTACCTTCCTCAGTACCTGTCTAAAAACGGGCGCGGAGGTGGTCTGGGAATCTAAAAGCGGATTAGGGAAGAAGAGCTGGCCGTTTACGAACTCAGAGGTATTATAATATCCCGCGTCACGTAAATTCAAGGATATCGCGATATTATTTATATTCTGGTACAAACGAACGAGAAGTTCTTTAAATTCAGGGCTTTTTACATCGACCTGGTATAACTCGGCGACATCCCAGACGTTCGTCGTTGGGACAAATGCACCATAACTATTGGGATTCGCCATTATTGTAACCTCGTGCTTACGGCCATGGTATGGAGAACTAGTCCTTCAAGTTCGAAATCGGCGAATGCTATCTCGGGATTCGAGATCTGCGCGTCGCTGAAGAAGAACTGAAGCTGAATACAATCACCTTCTGTCTGGAAATATACCGGATGCCAGAGCTTTTCCTGGTAGGCCTCTAGGGGATAAAATACGGGGTCATACGGAAATGTCTCGAGGACGCCGGTTCCCATAAGGGTGCCCGTCTGCCGCCCTGCATTGAGCATGGGAACATAAGAGGATGAGGGATAATAATCTACGGTGATTTCTCCAGTTGGAGTCTTCTGAACGCCAAAATCTATCTTCGCAAGGTAGACGTTCATGCCCTTTTTATCGTACGGGTTCCACTGCTTAGACTGTATGGTGATATTGGAGACGCGGGTGATATAGCCACCGCCCGTATAGGTTCCCGTAAAGGATGAAGGGACGAACGCTGATCTTACTACTACATGATTTATGTCGGGAACACTCACTACATTCCAGATGATACCGTTCACTCCCGTTACGCCCTGTGCGCCTTCGATCATGACATAATCATCTATATTGAGCGTATGGTCGATGATCGTTAGGATAATACCGCCAGCTGAGTTCGCCATATCGGTGAGCTGCATGGCGCGCGCATTGCGGCCATAGTCGGCATCGATTATAAAGACGAATCCTTCCTGGTTACCCGCGATTACTTGGCGAAATTGCGCAGAAGTCGTGCCACTAGACCAGGCGAATTCCGCCGTTTCCCAGGTCTCCGTGGTGGATGACCACGTGATGCCCAGCTGCTGCTCAAAATATCCGAAAGCTGTAATGCAATCATCATTAAACGCCCAAGTGCCAGTGCGATAATTATATACAAGAACTCGTGTAGGGTAGACCTCCGATGGGTTTTGATAGGTGGCGGGAAAGGTCCAGTAGACCATTTCCACATAATAATCGCGAATCCCGGCAACCCGAGAGACGCCCTCTTTCTTATCTATGATCTGGAATACTTGGTCAGGAATATCGTTATCGATACGCTCGACGTTCGCACCATTACAGGCGTGCACGCCCGTATTCCCGATGGTTAAGATCACCTTATCAAAAGGGACAGTAGAAAAGGTAGATTCTGAGCCAAGCTCTGTATTAATTTTTTGCCATAAGAATGGCTGTATCTGGTTACCAGTATATACCAGCTCCCAGGTGCTGCGCTCAAAGTAGACGATCAGCCTGTCCTTAATGAACTCTGCGCTGACAATAGCCTCTTCGGTAGTCGCATCGATAAATCCTGCACCGTCAGCAGTGAGCTGGTTCGGCTCGAGCCATGCATTGGCCGCCAATGGACTTCCGTTATGGGAGAATCTGCAGCGGTTTACAAAGGAGGTATTCGTCGTGCCACCCGCATCCTGCTCGATAGTATTGAGGAGTAAGAGCCGATCCTTAAAGGGAATGATGATTCGCGCCGTCTGCACGAAGTCGCCCGCTGTGAGGAAGATCGTAAGCGCGGAGAAATCTGCCCAGACGGTACCGTTGAAGTACCACATTGGGTCGTCAGTAAGGGCGGGAGCACCGATCGTCGCGTTAAAGTTAGTAACGAAGAGTACGACGTTGTCGGCGGTTATGCCATCCCAGTTATAGGACCAGAAGAAGTCAGTATTATCCCCGTGCCATATCGGCGTTACGCCCGTACCCGACCGCTGCCAGAAGCCACCCGCGAAGACATAGGCGAACTGGGTATCAAAGGCATAGGACGGTTGGTCATTTATGGGGCCAGACTCATAATTGGTAAGGCCCATAACGGGTTCGGCCGGATAGAAATAGATTTGGGTAAGGGCCGGAGCGCCCACAAAGACATAGTTGCCGTTGGAGGTATCATAGGTGGCAGTTGGAGTTACCGTAGTAGCCAGCATCGTTGCAGGAGTGCCAGCGACATTGACGGTATACATGACGGTACCGATCGAGAACATCTGGCCCACCTTAAAGATGTCGCCTGGGACGGTTCCGGTAGCATTTCCACCAGCATCAGTTATACCCACCGCGGCACCACCCTCTAAGGCAATTCGTAGCCGTGAATAGAGGGGCTCAACAGCAGCGCTCGGCCAACCACTTCCCATAAAGCGAGATCCGAATCGTTTACGCACGCGACCACGAAACAGGTAAGCATTATTCAGTTCGGCAAAGGCGTCGTCAGCGACGAGCCAGGGCCTCATGTTAGTTTGCAGCCCTGAGCTCAGAGGCGCGATAAGAAAACGATCGTATGCCATATTAGTACCCTATGACAAGATATTGGAATCCGCCTGTAGCTGGACCCGTGGCAGTTCTACTCGAGATATACACGCTAAATTGGGTAGGACTGATGATATTAGATAGCCGCACGGCAAAGTTAACGTCGCCAACCGAGGTATTATAAGGGGTTACCTGTACCGTTAGTATTTGAGTTAACGCTGGACCGTTTGCAGCAGAGGTAGATAGCGTCACTGTGGCCAATCCGGTAAAGCCTGTGAAATTTCCCCATCGCAAGACGATGCCCGATGGGAGGAGCGTCCAACCCGGCGATCCCTGGGCTGGAGCCGAATTAGCACTCAAGACAGAAGCCGTTGCGGGCACTTGGACTACCGTTGCCTGATTAGTCTTATTAATGAACAGTTCATTCTGGGTGGTCAGTGCATACGCGGCATTATAGAGACCTAATTCACCGGCAATGAATCCTGCCCCCGCTGGAGGAGTTGCTCCCTGGAGGGGCAACGTTACCCATTTATGCTTACCCGCACCGGTGGCTGCAAAGTCCACATGGTTTACATCTATCAGCGCCTGAAGAGCGCCGAAGTTATTTAAGAGATTCCCCTGCGATACGGAAAGTAGATCCGTAGGCTGAGGAATATTTGGATTATAATCTGATGGTACTGGCATCTCAATTCTCCTTTTTGCCGCGATTAGTTGTTCTACCAGCCATCTTGCGATCCAAAGTATTATCCATAGGAGTTCCCTGGCGAAGATGCTCTGGATTTACACATACAGGATTATGACAAGAATGAAGAACGAATTTTGTGTTATCTATACTGCCATTAAAGATTCTGAAGGATACTCTGTGGGCGAGAGACGCCTTCGAGGCTCCCTCCTGAAATGTCCCATACCCTCCCGCTTTCTTCTGAACATGTCCCTTCCATATCCAGCATCCAGGAGAGGAAATCTTATCCACTTTATGCATGAAGCGACAACTTTCTGAGCAGAATTTATACCTACCCTCAATGCCAGGCCGGAAGGCCACGCTACAAAATCTGCAAACAGACTTCTTGTAACGATTTCTCCTCATTTCATTGCAGCAATCTTCGCACTGGCGATACCTATATTTCTCTTTTTCCCTAAAGCATCGAGAGCACTTTATTACCATAAATAATCCTTGATATACAACAGACTTAATGTCTGTATATATTGTAGCATTATTCATTAGAATGTCCCCCCGCCTCTGCCCCATCCCCATCCATTGCCACCAACATTCTCGGTGTAGATGGTCGCGGTTCGTTCATTGGTATACTGGACAACCGTTCTGCGCAAGCAGAGCCGTTCTTGTGTCTTAAATTCGGGCATGATGGCCTGAACGCTCTCCATATCCATACGATCTTCGAATATCTTCTTAGCTGCGCCATAGGCGATATACTGCCACCATTCTTCCAGTTGAGGAGTAGAGGTGGTTTCCATAAGGAAAGTCGGCGCTACGTAACACTCGAAGTTAATTTGATACGGTTGGTCGGGTACGGGGCGTAAAAAGAAGGTATTGTCGTAATAGAGCAACGCCTGAGGCAACGCCACGATCTGTGGAACTGTCTGGCTGTTGATAGGCTGCCCTACGCCAGGTGCGGTCGGGAAGGTAATGGTAAAGGCACCGGTCACATAGTTAACGTTATTTATAGGATTGACCACTGTCGGAGGGGTGGTTGGCTGAAAGCCGGGGACATAGAGATTCCCCACCGTTGTAGGATTTCCGGTAACAGTGCTTACTACGGGCACGTCCACGAGCGCGAGCCCTGAGTTGCTCACATCGATAGAGCTGAAGAGCACGTTATTCTGGAGGAGCGTAGTAGTCTGGTTGGCGAGCGAGGGATTTACGAAGTTAGGGCCCGTGTTATTGGTAATTACTCCCGTGTAGCTCGTAGTAACGCCATCGCCAGTAGTGCCAATAGACAGGATGCTGTTAGTAAGGGGATAAATACCGAAAAACTGTTCGCGCGACTGAGAAAAAAATGCCTGATAACCGGCGATATAGACCGGCTGATGGATAGTGAGGTATCGGTTTTGAAAGTTATAGAGCTGGTTGGTCGTAACGCCAGCGAATGATACTTCATCGGTAGGGTAT